CAATACTCTTTTGTTTCTTTCTTGTGTTTCTTTTATAAAATAACTATGTACTTTATTTCTAAACTCTATGTCTTGTTCCATTAAAGGAACAGTTGTACAAATTAAATTGCAGAATTGTAACAAGCTGTTATAATCGTCCTCATGCAAGAAATCTTGGTCAGCCATAGTTATACCTACCCTAATTTCTCCTGTCCATCTAAGATTTTCATCTAAAGAAGGTGACACGGTTATTATAAAGTCTTCATCATCAAAATCTATCATTACTTTTTCATCTTTCATTTGTATTTCCTTTTTATTTTAGAGCCAGAAAACTTTATAAATTTAGGATATTTATCTTTACCTTTTTCTTTTAGCCATTCTTCAGGTATGATTCTATCATGGTAATCAAAATCATATTTAATACACCACTGGTAGTATTTAGTCTTTGCTCCTTTACGTAGTCTACGATTACTGTTTTCAAAAACAAAACGTATGTCTAATTCAGGATGTTGCTTCTTAATGGCAAGATGTTTCTTTCTATCTGCTGCCGTAAACATACCCTTTGTTTCAATTATAATGCCATTATACAGCACGAAATCTGGTGTATATGTTCTATAAGTTAAGTCTTCCCACTCTATCTTTACCTTTTCGTACTTATACTTTATTAGTAAGTCATCTAGGTATTTGGCAGTCTTTAACTCTAGTCCACTACGATAGCCATACTTACGTGCTGCAATGAATTGTTTAGCGTCCACTAGATATTAATCCAAGGGTTCCTAAAGTTAGATGTGTACCCAAACACTTGATTTGTATTTACACCTAATGCCTTAAGTTCTTCTTGCACTAACTTGTCTGCTTCCTTACGTGCTTCAACTGCATTACGTAAATTAGCTGTACGCTTTTCCCTATACTCTTTACGAGCCAATAGTAGTTGGGATTCCAACTCCTTTATGTTTGAAGCCATTGCTTCTAGTTCCTCTAATTCCATTACATGTACTCCTTTCCTAGTGTTATGTAAGAAACCATCTTTGGTTCTCTTGCTTGTGACTTTACGGCAGGGCGTTCAGTTAAATCCCAACACGTTTGTCTATAAGAACAAAACCTACAACCGTTATTTAGTACGGTATTACCTGTAGGTTTTCCTCTAAATGTTTCAGCTTCAGGTTCAAAACATCTCTTGAACTCGTTGCTATTTACTATATGGGTAGTCTGTTTTATTTTGTCAACCTCTTCGTCAACATTTATATTATCAGCAGGTACATATTTAAAATCGCCAGTGGCTTTATTGACTACCCACCAACCACCTGCACGTTTGCCTGATGCTTTAGCGTACCCTGCTAGTTGTGCTACATATCCAAATGAATCTCCATTGTTTAAGGAGTCGTAGCTATCAAACTTGTTACGGTATGACCAATCTGATGCCGACTTAACATCATCCACAGCACCGTCAATAACAAGGTCATATGTTCCATTAATATTATCCTCTCCCAAGTCAAGAGATACCTGTTCAGAATCCTCATATTTTACACCTGCTTCCTTTAAAATACCTTTGAATACAGCTTCCACTATATCTCCTAGCATCATGTTCATTACAAATGTAGTGGGTTTAGGGAGTGCCTTCTCTGGCTGATGTTTATCAAACCAGAGTTGGCAAGTTGGTCTACCTATGTTAGACATACGTAATTTAAACTCATCCCTTTTATTACTGCCACCAAACTGACGTTTCATTGCGTCCATTACGTCCTGCCCTATCTGCTTAACGGTGTCCTCTGAGATAGAGGACTTTCCGTTTGCAGCATCAGACATATACTGATGGATAGCTAATTCAGCTTTATGTTTCACTGTGGTAACTCGTCTGTATCAATGTCAATGAAGTCTTCAACCATCTCTTTGTCAACAGTCTCATGCTTACCGATGTTCTCTGACCAAGAGTTGAGTATGTATGTATTATAATTCTCAACCCAAGACATTAGATTACCAAACATCTCCTGATCTTCTGAAGATATGTCAATAGTCTTAGTCATATCCAGTGTGGGTGTAGGTGTATAAAATATATTACCATTGTTCATTTTATTAGACTGCGTTCCTAATGTAATTACATGTTGTACAGGCAATCGTTTAGATTTAGCTAAGTCACTAAAACATTTACCAACAGATTTAAACGCATCTCTGTTGTCAATCTCCCATATAAAAGGAACATCTTTAGTAACACCCTTCACGGCATTACCCTGTTCGTCTGTAGGATTTGTAAGCGTAATATTACCAAATACAACACGCACACGCTTGACTGCCTTTATCAAATCCTTTGTTTTCTGTGGTAGTGAGTTAAAATCGTCAATCCAACCAGAAGGTTTACCACAGTTAAATGTGCCGTCGTTATCCTTCAAGTCAATGTTTAGATTATCAGACATAACAGTTTTAACATACCTGTTCTTCTCTCCACCTGTACCCATAACGTACTTCTTGTACATAAACCGTTGCATGAAGGGTCGTATGGTAGCACCTGTTCCATAGTAAGACGCACCATTTGGTATGTCTAGTTTGTATGTACCACCCTCAACAACTTCTACATTTACTTCCTTACCTTTTACTTCCGTTTTACCCATCAATGGTGAGTGTTGTATCTTTACCCTTGCAAGGTTACTTTGTTTACTTGCAGTGGCAGGTCTTTCGTTAGCAATGCCCATAGCTTTAGCCATTGTATCATAGTCATTCGTATTAATAGTTTGTAAATCATTCATCATATATATTTTCTCCTTGTATTAAAATCAGATTTATAGTTATATCATATAACATCTTTAGTGTCAAGCCAATTATTTCCTATTTTTGCCTCTAGCATTAAAGGTACGTTAAAGTCTATATCCCATTGATTATCAATAAGATTTTTGAGTACGTCATTTGTTTCACTTATAATGTCAATCACTTGACGTACCTCATCTGGATGTACATCTACCACTATGGAATCATGTACTGTGTTTACTATGCAACTATTTAATTCTTTCAATAGTTTATCTATGTGTAGTAGTGCAATAGGAACTATGTCTGCCGTAGCAAACGACTGCACGGGATAATTTTTTATTTGTGTGAAGTGAGACACTGTGCCATTGCGTCTTCTCATTACGTCAGGAAATGCAAACTCTCTACCTGACGGTGTACATATCTTACCCGTGTTGAGTGCCTCTTTAGCAAGCCTACCATGCCACTCTGCTATGCCACTGTACTTCTTGGTAAACTGTTCATAGTACTTGGCTTCAGCAGGTGTCCTACCATAGCCACTCGCACCGTACAAAGGAGCAAATGTATGAGCCTTGGCTTCCTGTCTTGACGTGGGCTGACCACCTTCCGTAATCACTTTAGCTGTGTAGGCATGAACATCAAATCCTGTAGACACTTCCTTCATGGCTACTTTATCCTGTCCTAAAAATGCAGCAACTCTAAACTCTAGCTGTGCAAAGTCAGCTTCCATAATTTGTCCACCCTTCCAACGTGACACAAACACCTTCTTCACAGGAAATGTACCACCTCTGGGCATGTTCTGCATGTTGGGGTCAGCACCACTAAATCGTCCTGTACTGGTACGATGCTGTAGTAGTCTTACATGTAACTTACCATCTGTCTTTGTGTATGTAGATATACCATCTATAAAACTAGACAGGTAGGTATCAACAGCAGACAGTCTACGAACATTACGTAGGAATGTTACAGCTTCTGGCATGTTACGTGCTTTAGCCATGCTTTCTAATAATTCTATGTTACCCTTGCTTGTACTAAATCCGTTAGCACTTACCCACTTAGAGTTGGGCGCATTAAACTTTAAACCTGCGACAGCGTTGGGTATGTCATTAAATATATAACCAATAGCACTACAATCAGGACACTTTGTAGGTTTAGCAAAGGGTTTACCGTCCTTCTTAGTCTTGCGTATATGTCCACTACCGTAGCACATGGAACACTGTTTTGCCTTCTTCTTATATAAGACAGAAGAATTGCGTCGTACCGTACTCTTGTAGTCTGTAGGATTCATATACTGGTCAAACAGATTAGCCCACATAGATTTGTCGTGTGGCTTACGACTATAGATAACCCAAGATAACTGCTCTGGACTATTAAGGTTAATAGGAAAGTCACCCATAAGTTCTCTACACTGTTTATCTAAACTCGTAACAAGTTGCTTTCTCTCATTCTCAAACTCAACACGTACTTCATCAAGCACAGTCTTGTCCACTGAGAACCCACGCTGATAGATACGTGCCAAACATACAGCCACTTCATCTGTAAGTTTAGCTGTGCTTGCAAGTTCTTTGTCGTCC